GTCAAACGCAGTCTATCTATCGCCGTGGCCTTATCGGCCTACTGCGATTGTGCAAGGCCGCTTGGAGCCGTGGGCACTCGAGCTCGGACGCAGGGAGGGTGTTCCCCTTATCTTACCGCCTTCTGTTCTACCGGGGCCGGTACACGAGCGGGGCCGAGGGTATTAGTTTTTATGCTGTAACTAAACTTTTCTTAATCATACTACTTATCGACAGATCCTTCCAGCCTTCCACATCATGGCCCTGCGTTACACGAGTCGCCCATTCAGCCCCATTAGCAAGATACAGCGCACGCAGGGGTGCAGAGAGTGTGTGCCATAAAGCAGGTGCGCTGCGCGCCACATTCTCCGCGTTCATGAGATTACTCAGAAAACTCTCAATAGGAACATCGCTGTGAGGAACATAACAAGAAGCATACACATCATTTACTAAAATACTCCCATTAAGTGTGAAAGCATTGTAGAGGCCCTTTTCCTCACCCTGGTGAATCTCAGTGATAACAGAGCACTTCATTCCCTCGGGGGTGTTTACCCACGCACCCATTCCCACCTTGACAAATTTGGGGCTGAGTGTTGTAGCAGTTGTAATAGAGTCATTGCAGCCATTCTCAGAGACATACATATAGTGCTCGGGAGAAAGCTGAAGGGAACTGCCGGAAGCAGTCGTTACCGTGTAGTAGTTAGTCACCGTTTCGCTGTCACGGTGCCCAAATAAGTAGACATCAGAATAGCTTACCTTACCTGTAGTGGCTTCGACGGCCAGTACTTTATCACCAATCTTAAGATCGATCACCTGCGTCTTTTTTCCAGATTCAGAGCCATCATCAACTGTAACAATGGCAGAAGCAGGGAAGCAGCCGCCACTGCACGGCTTGGGCTTACCCCGGGCATCCCTACACGTCCTTGTGAATCCTTCCTCATCTTCCTCATACTCATCCTCATCCTGAAACTTTTCCACAACAAACCGGCGGGTAAAATACCAGATAGCCACGAAAACAACCGCGTGTGTAATGGCAACTACAAGCTTAGAACCACTCTTAGGCAGAGTCAGTAAAACACCCGGAGTGAGCACAACAAAGAGTACCGCAAGATAAACAAGAGACCACATCATCAGGATTCTATATTCTATACTTACATTTTAAGGCCCAGGCATCGGCGGCGCATTTCCAGACTGGTTGTACAGATGAAGATATATGCCATTATTCCGCGCCGTATGATTATCCACATTCACAATCTGGTCATTGCTGAATCCGCCGCGCGCACTCAGATAGTAGCCGCAGTAGCCGTCCGAGACCAGACTCGCCATGGCACCCGGAATACGATGGTACAGAGTGTAATAGCCCCCAAATGGCCCATCAATCGCCGCATTGTCCGTGAGAACGGCCGTGTCAAGCTCGAGCTTCACCTGCGTATCGTAAAAGTTGGAAGAATACGCATTCGACATCTGCGAAAACATATAGCCTCCATACGATGCCTTTCCAAGAATCTGGCGACCAGTTCTCGGAGATTCATATTGGACAAAGGTGGAAAATTCCTTCACGAGATTCATCGGTGTACTTGCACCCAGATACATACGCTGGAAGAAATACGACGGATTCACTTCCAAAAACATCTTGGTCGTCGAGTTCGGCTGAATGTATCGCAGAAACGGGGCCATACTAAAGGTGACCGTGCTGAAATACACATCGCCCGTAGAATAGTTCGGATACTGTTCAACCGTCGACATAGGGATGTTCGAGCCGAGCGAAGGGCTCCAATCCCATCCGTAGCCATTATATTCGTCAATAGTGTAAAAGGTAGAACAGGGGATGCTGCTCACGAAACTCGCGTAGCCGGCGTTCGTCGAAAGAGTGCTATAGGTGTATCCGCGCCACAGCCGCGTCTCTCCAGAAAGGTCCGCGTAGCCCTGTGCACTAAAGCTGCTAATAGAAAAGAAGACCGCGCGCAAATCCGTGACCGTCGACAGCTGAATGTCGCCGACTCCAATGAATTTGAGGGTGGATTGTGAGGATGACATTATAATATTTTCCGAGTTGGGTACCTGCTGGGCGGCGAGACGAGAGACGAACGGGACGGTATTCTGAGCAACAAGCAGATTTGGCGCTGCATTACTGAAGCTGAGCGTGCTATTCACATTGTCCACGTAGATGTTTAGAAGACCCTGTATGCCGGTTGTGCTAAAGGGAAGAGTGGGTCCGATATTGTATGCACTGAGTGTTGAGCCCTGAGAGTCGCGGACGGTGTTGTACGTATTTAAAACGATGGAGCTGATGGAGTTCCAGTATGCTGACCCTGCCCCATCCGAAATCAGAACATACGACTGCGGTATAAAGCCGTTTGTTGCTGAACGGATACTGATTTGTCGGAGGGTAATCTGATCCGTATCCATGGTGCGTAAACTTGCCGCCATACCCCTTCTGTCTTAGAAGGATAGTTTCTATGCCCGAAAACCCCCAACTAATATTTAATAATGTAGACTCCTATGCCTACAGGCAAGCCAGGGAGTTGTCCATTGCTGGGAAGGGTGAAATCGGTGGCGGTTGCCTGACCAAAGATACTGCCAATCACTGCATAGAGAGCAGGATACGTTGCTTGAGGCACCTCTGCGCCAGTGCAGATTAACCAACCTGGAGGGGCCGTAAGACCCCCATACAGCGTAATCGTGCCGGTGGGGGGAACGATAGTGTATGCACGCGAACCATTGCCATCAGCAGTTTGCACAGAACCTGCAGGATACGGAAGCCCCGTCGCAGGATTGATAGTATATACTGTCGTTGCTATCAGTTTGTCTAGCTGGTCCATCTGCGCTTCTACACCCACATAAGAAATCATATAGTAAATAAGTAGCACCGTACACTAGAATGCCTGGTGGTGGTGGATTATTACAGCTCGTCGCGCAAGGAAAACAGGATGTGTTTCTTACCGGCAATCCGCAGATTACATGGTTCAAAATGGTCTATCGTCGCTACACGAATTTCGCGATGGAGTCGCAGCAGATTTATTTCGATGGCAATCCAGATTTCGGAAAACGTGTTACGGCACTCGTTCCTAGACGGGGTGACCTTCTCGGCCCAATCATCATGGAGGTTGTTCTCCCGTACGTCACAATGAGCGACGGGTCGCCGGGCCAGTACGTAAATAGTATTGGATATGCAATGATTGAGGAGATTTCTCTTGAAATCGGCGAACAAGAAATCGACAAGCAGACCGGAGAATGGATGCAAATCTGGTCGACAATCTCCACGCCCGCCTCCCAGGTCGATGCTCTCAATAACATGTTGGGGCGCGTGGACGGCCTCAATCAGCCGCCGGTAGTTATACCCTCGCCGAGCTGCTCGGTCGGCGGATACAAGTACGGCGCAGTCAAACTCTACATTCCTCTCCAGTTCTGGTTTAATAAGAATCCGGGTGTCTATCTGCCACTGCTTGCGATGCAGTATCACCCCGTTCGTATCAATATGAAAATACGGGATCTGGCCTCTCTTGTTTCAAACTCCAACACACAGGACGCTTGCAGTAGCCTCCAGCCGCTGCCGACAAGCATCGTCGACCTGCAGCTGTGGGGAGACTATGTATATCTCGACCGTGAGGAGCGTCGCCGATTCGTGGCCAACACGCACGAGTATCTGATTGAGCAGATTCAGTATACGCCGCAAGTGTCAATTCCCGAGGGTATTAATATGCAGAATGTTCGGCTTGAGTTCAATCATCCTATTCGGGAACTCATCTGGATTGTTCAGCGAGATGTCATGAAAATCACGCACGAGTGGTTTAATTTCGGGTCCACATCTGCCTTCGAGCCTGGCATTTCAAGAGATATGCTGCAGGATGCCACGCTGCAGTTGGACGGCTATGACCGTTTTGATGCGAGAGATGCGGGCTACTTTAGGCTCGTCCAGCCCTACCAGTACCATACTCGGACGGATGTAAAGAACTTTATTTATCTGTATAGTTTTGCACTCCGGCCAGAGGATATGCAGCCCTCGGGTTCCCTGAATGCAAGCCGCATTGACAATATGAATCTCATGTTAAACCTTCGCCCGGATTCGAATGAGCCGACGACCCTGACGGTGAATGGACAGCAGGTGATAAACCCTTCTTATGCGCCGAATCGTGGAAAGGCGCACGTTGTCGTGTACGCGAAAAACCACAATGTCTTGCGCGTAGTGAATGGATTTGCGGGGCTTCTGTTCAAGATTTAGCTCGTATGTATCATTAGTGTAATGGCAGCAGCCGCCGCAGCAGCAGCAGGATTAACAGGGGTACAAGTACCAACAGGTATACCATTACCGACAGGAATACCAGGATTAACAGGCACACCTGTGAGCAGCGGTTCAACGGGCAACGCATTTATAACAGGATATTTTAGCCAACCTGTACCGATATGGATACACAGTTTTCTGACCGGATTGGCGCCGATGCTGCCGCTTATACCCTATGTGGGGCCGGCCTTTTTCGCCCTATTTTCATCCTTCGGTACAAATGGCGCCAATCTCCTCTTATCAGGTTCCATGGCATGGGCTGTCGCCAAATTCGGATTCAATCAGGCGTGCCGAGGTGCCTACTTTCTAATAGCGAAGCAATATCCCGGTCGATGGTGGCTGCCGTATTTGAAGGGTCTGCTCTACTACGCGAATCCGTGGTACGTGTTTGATATTGTGCAGCGCTACAGCCCTTCCTTCGCGGAGGAAGGATACAAGCTGCCGTTTGCAAACATGTATTTGAATGACAACATTTCTAAAAATCAGGAGGTGAAGAAATGGAATGCGGCGGAAAGAATGGCTATTTTGGGAGGAAAGAAACCCGACCCTCTATACCCGAAATGCCTGCCAAAGGTGCTTACGAAGAGTGATATTGGATTCAAGGAGCCGAAAGTGGATGGTTCTGGAAATATTATGCTTGATGTGAGTGGAAACGCAATCCCTGCGGTAGATGCAAGTGGAAACCCTATTATACGCTATGGCTACATGACGCCAATGCTATTTGGCATGTTACTTCTCTATATCTATCCGTGGGTCGTCGAGTTATCTTCTCTATTTCCACCGGAAGTGCAGGCCGTTTTTGACCCGTGGATAGGGTGGGGCGTAACTGCATTAGGTGGTATTATGGGCCTCGTAACTGCACTCGGGGCCGGTAGCTTATACGCCGCTCCAGGGGCAATCACTCAGCTCGCCTCACTCTTTCCGAAAATGAGCGGTGGTTCCCAAAAAGGCGGTGCTAAAATGCCCGATATCAATGATGTTATACACAACGTTCTCGACAATACGAAGGAGATTTCTTCGCAAGAGGGAGGTTCAAAGGATGCCGACGAGGGCATCATGTTTCTCGGCTCTTTAGGGATAGTGTCGCTAGCAGGAATCAGTCTTGCGCTTATCCGATCTAAAAAGTTATCCGCTACAAATGTATAATGAAGCTCCTTATTTCACAGGTGGAGTTTGAACAGCTTATTGGGCGCCAGGAGCCCGAGCCTGGTGTGGTGCTTCCCCAGTTCACGGTGATTTACTTTACGGCGGCCTGGTGTTCTGCATGCCGCAGCCTCGATTTGGATGCTCTGGAGAAGGGCGTTCCCGGTGTAAACTGGCTGAAGTGCGATATTGACCAGAATGATTATACGCCTGGCTATTGCGGTGTTCGCAGCATCCCGACGTTTCTCATCGTGCATGACAAGAAGGTCGTAGGAATGCTTTCATCTAACAAGACTCAGAAGGTGCTTGAATGGGTTGCCGCCGCTGCCGCTGCGGCGCCGACGAAATAAACAAGAGTTCAGACAGATATGGACGCATTCTTCCTTCTATCGATTCTACACGTAGCAGTGATTGTACCCTTTCTTCTTTGGGTAGGATTCAATCGCGCGGCGACTCCTGACTGGATGTATTCGGTTCTCTTCGGCACCGGCATCATTGTAATGCTGTACCACAGTTATAAGGCGATATCACGTCTCATAGCCGCTTCTCCGGTCATATGGATAAATCTGATTCATGTATTCTTGGTTGCGCCACTGCTTCTGTGGATCGGATACTACGCAAAAAGAACGGAGCGTCCGGCGTATGATATGCTTCTTATAGCGGCCTTCGGGGCCCTCGGCTTTCACCTCTATAAGCTGATTATCATGTCGCAGACGTTCATTCGTGCGAAGGAGTTATAAGCTGCGTTAAGAATCCCTGTTTCTCTGTGCCGAGTGTTATGCAGCCGGTGGAAAGATGATAGAGAAGAGCGGCCCCGCTATTGCAGACTTTATCACATGTGCAAGTATTGTCCTTGATGGCCATCTTTTGAATCTCTTCGCCGCAATGCTTTCGCATGAAATGTAGGATTCGATTGGCCTTCGTAAGAGTCTTGTACGGGCAACAGGGGCATTTGAGAGAGGCAGTATCCTCCTTGGAATGTTTGGCGGCAACATGGACCGCGAGAGTTTGCGCGTGCAGAAACTCTTTCTTACACGTGGGGCATGTATGGGGCAGATGCCCCTCATGCTTCTTCATATGATAGTGCATTGTGTTCTGATTCTTTTTAACATCAGAGCAGATTGTACAGACAAATTCGCCAGCAGCATTTTTTTGATAGACGTACGGCATTTGTACCTGGGGAGCAGGGGGTGCGGGGCTTCAATTTTTAGCACACTACAGTAGAATAACTTGAACTATGGCCGAACAATATGTCGAAACTGTTAGAAGTGTTGTGAGACATATTTTTACTAGACCGGTTGGAGAGTCATTCCAGTCAGTTAGTATAAATGCGGAAAAGGTAACACCGCCCAGCTATTTAAATGAGGGAAGTATTACAGCCATTGCCATCATCTTTATTATATGGCAGATTATATTCAGTATAGGGGCTGCTCTACAATCGTATATTTACAATAAAACAATCGGAACAAGCAATATACTTATATTTATTTATATGATATTATGCTTTTTCTTTTCTGCCTTGTATTATCCCTATTATACATTCTTCCTCGGGGGCGGCGCTGGCTCTAGAGCTGCAAATAGCTCAGCAAACTATCCTCAGGTGGCAGGTCGCAGAAAATAGGTCTACTTTAATATAGGTTAGAACGGATTGTACTGACATTTTTTACATTACGGTAGATAAGATAACGGATGTCAAATACGAACAAGAGTAGTACCTATTTGACACAAACCTTGAATATTAGGACGGCTACAAACTTTAATACGGCGGCGGCAGCTGGACTAAATAGCGGGCTAGTTAGAATAACGCGTGGCGTAGGGAATACTAACAGGTCAGCATCTAGCCAAGTAGATGTGCAGCCTCTACTTACGGTGGTATTAACAGAGACGGCCGTTCCCCCTATTATTGTACCACCGCCAACTATTACACTCCAATATGCTGTTTTTACCACGGCAGGTGCAACCAACTGGACTGCGCCGGCAGGAGCTATAAGTCCCGTAACATATTGGATTGTAGGAGGAGGCGGTGGCGGCGGCGGAACCGGTGGGCAACAGCGTGCTGCCGCGGGGGGCGGAGGTGGTGGGCAGGTAGTAACAGGTACCTTTAATATAGTTCCTGGTACAACATATATTGCCTTGGTGGGTTCTGGAGGGGCAGGTGGTAGAGCCAGTTTTACAGGTGGTGTAACATTTCCTATTAATGGTACAGCCTATGAAGAAAATGGGCGTGGGGGTGCTTTCTCAATATTCAATTATGATGCGAGTCCATCTGTTGTTGCTTACGGCGGAGAGGGAGGTTATAGATCACTACTCACAACAGGAGGCTTCAGCACTGGAGGTTCCATAAATACTGGAGGCGTAGTTGGTGGCGGTGGAGGCCGCGGCAATGGGGGTGAGCCAACCGGTGGTGGTGGTGGTGGCGGTCAAGCAGGCGCCGGCGGAAACGGTTCTTCACCAGCCGGCGGCGTAGGTGGTGCAGGATCATCTGCATCATTTCCTAGTGTTAGTTCGGGGGCGACTGTAACCTATGGAGCCGGTGGAAACGGAGGGGCATACATAACTAGCTCACGTGTCATAGGCCAAGATGCAACAGTATACGGCGGCGGAGGCGGCGGTAGCAGCGCTAATGGAGGTTTAGATGCAGCCGGCGGCAGGGGTGCTGACGGTATTATTGTAATTTCCTATTTCGCTTAGAACCTTATCGGTTCCTTATCGCTACGCTTGTCAACGGTTCCCTTATCGCTACGCTTACCGGTTCCCTTATCGCTACGCTTATCAACGGTTCCCTTACCGCTACGCTTATTACCATCTCTTCTCGCAATGACTATTATGACCGCCACAGCAGTAGGCCTCTTTAGAGAATCCTTCTTCTGTCGCGCAGCAACTACCATGTTGGTCCCTCGCACTCGGAATCTGTTTACCCGAAAGAGGGTCAATGTAGACCGAGCAGAATTTCTTGCCACATTCCCAGCACCACGATCGGCCACAGCCAGCGCCAACCGTAAAGGCGCCCCTCGTCTCTAGCCCACATGCAAAGATATAGTTGCACGCCGCATCTTTCAGTGCCCAGCGCTGACACCACGGACACTGTTTTGCATCATTGCTCATTTCTGCCATTGGAGCACATAAAGATTCTGAGCAATTTTACCATAGGAATGCATATATTGACCCTAGCCATCGGAGAAGATTTCCGGAAGGCTTTAGGCCCTGCCCTCGACTCCAAACGGGCCTATGCGGCCAAGCACGGCTATACATATCTGCAGGGAGGCGAAGAGTTCTGGAATCGTGAGAAGCCGATTCCTTGGTCAAAGATTGATTTTGTCTTGGATGTTCTCAGAAAACTCCCCGAAGGGGAATTTGTCTTTCTGTCCGATGCAGATGTCTTGATCACAAACCCGGACCTACGGCTGGAGGACCAAGTTTCCATCCTTCTTCCTCCAGAAAAGGATCTCCTGATGACAATAGATGCGTGTGGGCATATTAATTCAGGAAATATGCTTATGCGGAATTCGCCTTGGCTTCGAGATTGGTGGCAACGAGTTGCTCAGCAAGTGGACCTCCTCTATCATATCTGGTGGGAGAACGCAGCGATGATTCGGCTTCTCGAGACGGTTCCGGCGGATTTGGCTCGCACAGAGATTACGGCAGAACATATCCGGTTTAATGCGTATTTGCGCGGCCTGCCTGGACAGCCGCTTTGGACGCCTGGATGTTTCCTAGTTCATTTTGCAGGGGTCTATAGTCCAAAAGAGATGGAGAGACTTCAGGCAGAGATTCTATCGGGAAAGGTCCCAAGGCTTCCGATGTAGAAAATCTGCGTCTAGAATATAATGGAGAACAGCAACTCGATGGGCAACAGCATGAATAACTCGACGCGCAAGAATAACAGTATGTCTGGCGGCATGAAGATGTGTGGCGGTGCCAAGAAGCCGGCGGTCGGCACGAAGGCCCAGGTCTATCACGGCACGGCGAAGCACACGAGTGGTGGGCTGACGCGCAAGGACCTCATGAAGACAAAGAAGGGGCGCATTGTTTCCAAGAAGAAGCATGCTGCAGGCAAGAAGGCCCTGAAGCGCCTCACAAAGGCGGGCTACAAGGCGAAGAAGGGGACGTTCAAGCTGTTTAAGAAGTGAAGCTTCTTAAACAGCGATGGCTGAGGAGCTTGCGACGAGGCCTCAAGCTCTTCAAGAAATAACGCAGTTATTTCTTCGAAGAGCGATGGACGACGAGGAACGACGAGGCCTCAAGCTCTTCAAGAAATAACGCAGTTATTTCTTCGAAGAGCGATAGACGACGAGGAACGAGGAGGCCTCAAGCTCTTTAAGAAATAAAGAGAAACTAACCTTTAAAATCTGAGGAATGAGCATAAGAATGTCCTTTCCTCAGCAGTTTCTTGTCAATAAGATAAACGTGGTGAACCAGAGCACTGTCGTTACAGATGCCGAGGTGGCTAAAATAGTAGTGGGGCTAAACGTAGTACTTCCAACCTTTGTGCGTGACTGGAAGTTTACATCTTCACAGGCCTCTGTCTACTCGAAGACGGCGCCGCTCCCCACCGGCAGCACAAACATAAATGTGCTCATCATGGATACCACAGATATTACGGGGACGCCCGGCTATCACGCGCTGTACGCTGGAACACCCACAGTAAAGATATTTGCAAACACGATTCTTGCCGCAGGCGGCGTCACCCTCTATGAGGACACCCGCACAAAGCCTACGGTTTCGCAGGCAGTGTGCCACGAAGTTATGGAGGCCATCGCTGATGCCAAATGTACAAACTGGCTCCTCAACCCGGCGACAGGTGTCGTCTACGCCTCGGAAGTCGCGGACCCGGTCGAGGGCAATATTAAGGTTGTTCGCATCCCCGATGGCAGTCGCATCGCACTCAGCGACTGGATTCTGCCCGCCTGGTACGATTCCCAGAACACGGTTGGCCCCTACAACCATCTCGACACGCTGTCGGCACCCTTTGCGCTTTCCCCCGCTGGCTATGCGATGACCACCTCTGCCGGCGCGATTAACTATGTCTACGGTCCCGCGGTCTCCGACGCGAAAAAGGCCTACCTGCAGCTGAGTACCCGCACACTGACGCGCAATGCCGGCATCAAGGCCCTCTAACGCCGCAAATAGGCCGCAACTTCCGCCAGCACCGCGGCAGCTTCTGCAAGGTCCAGCGACGAATCCTGCTCAGCCCCCTCCGACGGGTCATACCAATATAAGCCCCCCTTCTTATCCGTCTCATCAATCGACGACCAAACAAGACCCACCTGGGATCCGCGCAGCTCTTTAAGAACTGAGCGCAACCCGGTCAAGCCCGCCGCGCCCATACGGCCCTGCACAACCGGCTCCACATCCTCTTGCCCGACATCCGATGACCAGAAAATCGCCTGCCATTCCGGGTGGATTGGCGCCCGTTCTCCGAGCCCGAGAAGCGTCACCCCGTCCATCTTACAGACGAGACTCATGACACTTTGGGGAGGTTCTGCACCGGCCCAGACGACTCGGGTAGGGCGAGCCGTATGCTGAATCATTGTAATGGCGAGCTTCATATCCTGGATATCTCTTACGTGAAAGAAGGCATCCCAGCCGAGCTGGAGAAGCCATTTAGGTGCAGGCACGGCGTTCTGATAGACAAGAATCTTTCGGCCGCGATGGGCAACCTGCGTATTGAGAGTTGCAAGACGCCCCCTGAGAAACTGCTGACTTTGCGTAGAACTCGTAGAAACGCAATAGCATCGTCTCCCTCGGAGAGATTCGGAAAATCCCTCCAAGCGAAGCGTGGGTTCCATTTGTTATAAGCAACCAAAGAGATAGGGTGAATATAAACGAACCCCGTATAAGATGTTCGAAGTTCTCATCAAACTGATTCCTATTGCACTTCTGATTATTGTATGCGACCTGCCGTGGCTGTGGGCCTCGTCGTCCGTCGTGCAGCCGATGTTCAAGAAGATTCAGGGCGGCATGCCCCTTGAAATACGATGGGCGGCGGCCGTCCCGGTCTACTTTGCCCTGGCCTACCTTGTACAGCTGGCCAAGTCGACGCCAGAAGCCGGACTCATTGGGCTGAGCACGTACGCAGTCTATGATTTCACAAATCTCACAACGCTGAGAGACTATACGGTCGAATTCGCCGTTGCAGATTCTATCTGGGGCGGCATACTCTTTATGATTGTGAGAGAGCTGGGGCTAAGGCTTAATTTGCTTTAGGAAGTCTCGCACCCCCTTTCGCAAGGCAGCGCTATCTGATTTCCACGGCTCACCTTCCGCTGCCAGAACAAGCTTTCCAACCGCTCCAAACAGTTCTGGCAGAGTATCAATTTGGACTGCGGTCCCTTCTGGATACGACAGATGAATCTTCCGATGGCAAAATCTGGAATCCAAATACTCCTTGTTCTCAAAGAGGCCGTGCTGCTGCATTGCCGCAAACGCCATGAATAAAAGATACTCCTTCTGCTTCACAGGAATCGGGGGCTGAAAGGCAGTAGGAACAAGATAGGTGAGGCCCTCGGGGACTTGCTGAATAAGCGTGTGCCTGGGCACACGGTCATCTACAAAGAGAATGTTACCCAGTGGTATTTTCTTCTTAGATTTCAACCCCTTCTGAAAAAGAAGTTGGAGCGTCTCGATACGTTTATGCATAATAATGCCGTCGGAAACAACTGTCTTATCGGCGGTACGGAGAGGATGCCACCAATCGGCCTTTACTGAAAAGAGGTTTGTTGTATTGAACATCTGTTCGAGCAGACGCTCGGCGAGGTCCACCGTATACGTCACACCAGTGTTCGAGTAGATAATCATCGTCTTTAGATGCCTCTCCCGTTTGGCCTCGAGAAGAGGTTCAAGAAGTTCTCCAATGTTTGGGCGAATAATCAAATTGAGGGTTTCCTTGTCGCGAAAGAGGTAGGTGGCGAAGGTGTCTTTGACTCGTTCGAGAAGGGTCCGAAGACTCGGAGATGGGATGAATTTCGGACCGCCACGTTGGTCCGATGCGTTTAAGGCATCAATACTCCAAAGGTTTGCGAGATGCATGACTGCGCGGAAATTCCCGATTGTTTCGTCTAGATCAAAGGCTACACAGGCCATCCTTATTAGGCTTGTTAAAAATTGAGCCAATTTCTAGCCATGTAGTATAGTATAGGAATGCAGCAAAGTATCTACGACAAAAAGATTACACCAGTGCATCCTCTTACACCGGAAGGTGAGAAATACGTTAGTTCGATGACAAAGAAGGAGAAGCAACTTCATGAACTCGCTATTGTATCATTGGCATCCTCCTATTTTGTAGAAAAGACCCATGGTTTTCGGGCATATCTAAAGGGTCTCACAGAGAAGAAAAGCTAGCTCACGCTATAAGAAGCGGCGTAAGAGTAAATCTTTTTTAAAGGTAAATATATATAGAACCAAACAATGTCTACGGGGGAGACGGGGCCTACCGGCGATACCGGCCCTACCGGCGAGATTGGGGCTACTGGGCCTACCGGCTATACGGGAGATACTGGGCCTACCGGCTATACGGGAGATACTGGGCCTACTGGTGATACGGGGCCTATTGGTGATACGGGGCCTATTGGCGAGGTGGGCCCCCCTGGCGAGGCGGGCCTTGGAGGCGAGACAGGCCCCGCTGGTGAGGCAGGGCCTACTGGCGAAACAGGAGCCACTGGTGATACAGGCCCTGCTGGCGACGCGGGCCTTGCGGGTGAAACAGGCCCTACAGGCGAGGCGGGCCTTGCGGGTGAACCAGGCGCCACTGGTGATACAGGCCCTGCTGGTGAGGCGGGCCTTGCGGGTGAAACAGGTCCTACAGGCGATGCGGGCCTTGCGGGTGAACCAGGCGCCACTGGTGATACAGGCCCTGCTGGTGAGGCGGGCCTTGCGGGTGAAACAGG